CTCGGCTACACTGCCCACGGTGTCTACAACATCGCTGACAACGCTGGTGACCGCTTCTACAACTGCGCTCATTGCATTTCTCCCTTACGGGGCTTTCCCAACTGCACAACGACTTGATACGAGCCGTCTTTGAGTCGGTTGGCTTGGAACCCCATGCCCTCTTGCGGAGGGTTCTTGCTGACATATTTAAAAATCTTCAAAAGCGCAGGGCTTGTGAAATGCGAAACCATGACATCAAAGCCAGCCATATACATGGCTTTGGTAAACGTCACGGAATTTTGGAGGTAATTGTTTGCCGTGTCAGCGTTTAAAGCACGGAAGGAGGCGATTCGTTTTTCGCCTTTGTGCACAACAAAAAGAGTGTTGCCTTGGCGCATGAGGATGGCATCCTTCATGTGGGTTTCTTTTACCAGCGCCGCATAGACCTGCTCAGGAGTGTGTTCGTCTTCGGTGTGCTGAGAAGCCTCAAGGATAATCTCTTGAGGTTTAAGCATCTTTTTTGTGCTGTCTACTAGCATTGCGCATCCTTAAAAATTGCCGCTGAGTAGACGTTGCCCATACCAGCCGCAAGACTTAAAACCAAACCCCCTCTTTCGGCAGGAGCGGGTTTGCTCAGAAATACTGCATCTTCGTCTGTACGGTTGAGAATTTCAGGCACAAAACCGTTTTTTATATTATCCAACAACAATGCGGTCTCAAGCAAGCCGCTGGCTCCCATCGTGTGTCCAATCTTCTGTTTAAACGATGTTGCCACGAAATCCTTCAAAACGCCAGTCAAGGCCGCTTTTTCGGACAGGTTGTTGGACTTGGTTCCTGTGCCGTGCGTCTTAACCGTTCGCACTTGATGCGGTTGGATTTGAGAAACATATAACGCACCTTCGATGGCTCGTTTAAATCCCTGACCATCCTCCCGTTGACCAATCGCATTGGTGCACTCTTCAGCCGCCGTGTATGCGCCCATGAGTTGAGCCTTTGGTTTAAACCCGGTCTTCTTCATGCTGGCCTCGGTTTCAAAGACGGCAAAGACCGCTCCTTGACCCACATGAAAGCCGTAGTTCTTTTCATCAAAGGCAGATGGAAGAATGCCTTGGCAATCCAAAGTGCTGGTCAATACCGCGCCCGATTCCCCAAAAAACGTGGTCACCGAATTGGTGACCGCATCTTCGACACTTAGAACAATGACCCGCTCAAAGCCGTATAAATCAATCAGGTGGCGTACATCCATCATGACCTTGAGGCTGGACGCGCAAGCCGATGAATCGCTGGATACGTGGTCTGATGCCCCGCAAGCACTGGCAATCCGTCCAGCATAGACCTGAGTCAATGTCAGCGGGAGAAACTTGTAGGTGTACGTAAGTTGCGTATTGCCGAAGTCCTTGGGATTGATTCCCGCAAAGTGACTGTTGCCAGCGGCAAGAATAAATGCGGTGCGACAAGGGTTTTCCCTGAGAGTCTCCATCAGTTTGGCGTCCAAGACTTTCTCTGCCAGTTTGTGAGGAGCGTAGAACATGCCGCTGTTCTTGCGAGCATAGGTCTCCGGGAACCAGTGAACCTGTTGAGGGTAGGGTAGGTCGTCCATGACCGTCAAAACCTCCGTGGAGGCTGTTCTGGACTCTGTGAGGTATATCACCACGACACACTCGCAATCGCCTCGTCCACCGAGGTTGGAGTGATGGTCTTGTGGGTCTCAAGGAAGTCTTTGTATTCCCGAGGGGTTTTGGGATGCCACTCTTTGCAGAGTTCTTCGGCAACGCCATAAACCTCAGACAGATAAATGCCAGCCATGAGCGCATCCAAACTGTCCAATCCTGTTTCCTTCAGGTCTTCGTCCATGTCACGAACGTTGAAGTCGCCTTGGTGAGCAGGGCGAACAATCTTGGCAACCCGTTTAAACAGTTCAAGAAAGTCTTTGTCGTCCATTTTTTCTCCTTGTGTTTGTGTTGGATTCACAATGTTGATACGAACGTCAATGTTACTACTGACGAGGGAAGTGAGGGGGCCGCATAAGGTGATGTTTGAGCCGCATAAGCCTCAAAGTAAATGCCTTGAGTCACACCGTTTTCGACTGCATCAGCCGCCCATACCAAACCTATGGTGTCGCCAGCATTCAGACTGACGTAGAAATTACAAGCGCCAATGACATAGGAGTGCACAAGCGCAGACTTCCTTGCTGGAACGTCAAACTTGCTGTTTGTGCCAGCGACATCGGAGCCATTCTTTCTCAGCCAAACAAGCGTACTGTGAGCGGTGTTGTCAGTGTTCACCAACTGAATGCTGAACTGGAGGTTGTACAGACCAGCAATTTCAGCCGTCACAACGTTCGATGCCAATGATGTGCCGTTGGTGAAGTCAGACGTGTTGAGGGTAACGGCAGTGATGGTGTTTGCCGCTGTTGCTTTGATGTCTGCGTTGCACGAGAAAGACCCATACGGAAAGGCAATACCAGCCCCGCCAGTTCCTGTTCCGTACTGGGTGAGTTGCAAGACTGCATCGTTGAGTTGGTTGAAATACAAACGCAAAACGTTCGTCAACTGATTCAAATACAGTTTGCTGTACTCGTCCTTGGGTATCGGAAGGTTGGGAACTGATGGCGCTTGAATCATGAATTGCCCCGTCTTCCGTCGGGACGGATGTCAATACGAGGCGCACCCAACTGCCATTGGTCACCAAGGTTGTTGTTCTCAATCTTGAAAACCAACTGGCGACCGCGCACACGGATGTAAATGGTTCCGGTGAATTCTTCCACTGGAACTTGTGTGATGCGAGTCACGGTTCCATTATCATCCCCGCCAACAGAGGCTGGATTGGTATAACCCGAACCAGAGTTCTGCAAGGGAATCAATGTCATGACCGCGCTTGGGCTTGAACTTGTGGAGTTGCGGAAGGTCAAGTCAGGCAGGATGCGGTAAATGAAGCCAAAGTTGTGACCGTCATCAATGTCAAATTCTGAAGATTGAATGTAGGAATCAATCGCTGACGGGGGATTCAATGTGCCATCATCCACGCCGTTCTCATGGAACACGATGTTATTGGAATACGTTGCCGCCATCGGATATGAACGCAAACCGGAATCCAGCCATGCGGTGCGACCCAGATAACCGTAGTACCAGACCTTCTCCAAATAGTTGTAGATGACGTAGGTGTCAATCGTTGTGCTGTTTGCAGAGCAATAGAAGAACCAGACCTCATTGAAGCCCTCGTTGGTGCTGGCAAATGCTTGGTAATTTTCGTTTAAGTTGATGTTGCCAAACACGAACTGACGCAGGTCGCAAGACAGGGTGCTGACACTGCCGTCATACATGTAGAACTTGTCTCGACCCATCCAGTACACCACGCCAGAGGCCAGAGCCGTTGCATTGGGGCCGATGAGGGAGATGTTGTCGCCCAGCAATTGAGAACCCCAAATTGCGGGAGGGCCAAGGTATTGCAAGGAATACAGGGTCGAATCTGTCCAGACCAAGATTTCCTGACGCACCTGCATGGCGGTCATGATTCCAGAACCATGCGACAGACGGATACTGCCAGCCTGATTGGTGGCACTTGGCGTCCATTGGGTGATGGATTCTTGGTCAGACCAGCGAATCAGCATCGGGTCTTGCACGGCAGAACCATAGTCATTGCAACCAAAAGCAAAGACAAATCGAGACACGTCCGAGATGGCAATCCAGTTTTGGATGGTTGGAACATCTGATGCTCCATACAGGGTGGCAATATCCACAGCATGAGTTACCACGCCACTGGATGCCGTCCAGTAGTACATGCCGCCACCCAGAGGGCCGAAGACCAAGTTCTCGCCAAAGTTGGCCTGAGACCAAAGGCGAATCTGAACGGTTGTCGAGGAACTAAATCCCCATGAACCAGAACTCCAAGCGCCAGCGCCCCATCCGGTCAGCGGGACTTGAATCTCGGGGCCAGTGTTGATGTCATATTTGGCATACGTGGTTCCCACATAGGTTCCCGATGCGGAGGCGGTTGTCGAGGCCGTGATGTCGTAGTAATTGGCATCCACGTAGGTGATTTGATACTGACCAAAGATGGTGACACCATTAAAGGTCACCGTTGGACTCAGGTATACAAAATCGTTGTTGATGGCTCCGTGACTGGGCGCATGCACCCGAACGGTTTTTGAGCCGCTGGTCGTTGTGTAGGCATTGGTCAGCGCAACGGTGTAATAGAAGTATTGAATGGTCACACCGCTACCGCCGCCGCTACCACTACCAGAAGCCGCCACCGTTGTGGTGATGGTGTACTGGGTTGCGCTTACCCGAGTCACGGTGAACTGACCGTTTAAATTGGCGGCAGGAATGCCATTGACCGCTACGGTGACGTTGGTGATGTTGACCAAATCCCCCGTTTGAACGTTGGATGAGGCATCTGTCACGGTCACGGTGTACGAAGAAGCCACCGTTGTAAAGGGGTTGGTCAGGGTATCGGTGCGTGTGGAATACCGATAGGGAGTGATGTCGTAATAAGCGCCGCCGTTTTCGATGTAGTACTTCAGGTTTGTGCCAACAGCAAGGACGTTTAAACTGGCAAGCGTAATCCAGTTCCACAGCGCACGGCAAACGCCAAGGAATGTTGCCGCAGAGATTTGAACCCAACCGCCAATTTTCTCAGGCGTGCCTTGACGAAAACGAATCTTGTCGCATTCGTACCATCCACCTTCGGTGGTGTAGCGGGTGTTCTCTCTGTTAACTCCCGACTTGAAAACTATTTTTTTGAGCGGCATACATACCCTTATGCGTAAAGACGTGTGCCAGCCTTATCAATAATCAACACCTGTTGGCGAGGTTTGTCGCCGGGAGTATTGGGAATTGATATGTGCGTCCAGCGGTCAAACTCGCGAATCAACTGGTCATATCCTATGCCAGAGGCGCGAATTGTCTGAACCACTTCGTCTGGTGTCATGCCCGGAATCCGCAGGTCTGCGGCGCATCCAAGCCTGTGTTGAGAGGTGTCTTTGGAGCCAACCGCATCATTGACTGCCTTGCTTCGAAACGCCGAGTTAATCATCACTGGCTTGCCACCCAAGGCGGTCTTGACCTCTTCCAAGAAAGAGGCCAGACGGTTGAGGTTTGCCACTTCCGCATCGTTGGGCGTGTTGTCCAATTCTCGATGGTCGGTGTGGGTCAATTCCTCAAGGGTGAAGTGCTCAGATAGATTCATTTTGTCGGCGTCGAGTTATAAATCATGTGGTCTTTTGCTTGGCTACCCGCAGAAGAGCCGAAATAAAACGAAATCACCTGTTCTGCTTTGGCTGAGAGATACCCAATCAGAGTACCCGCCATTGCAGATTCAATCTTTGAAAACCCAGCCAGAGTTCCAATAAGGTACGACTTTGTGGCAACTTGCATCTCACGTGCGGATTTGCGGTCTTCTACCGCGAGTTGTTCAAAGTTCAACCCCAGTGCTTGGGCTTGTTTTTGAAGTTCAAGTTCTGCCACCTTGACCTGTGCAATTTGCTCAGAGGTCATCTTGCCCTCTTCAAGCATGGCTTTGGCTTGCTCTCCATCCACGCCAAGGGCTTTGGAAACCGCTTCAACAGCAAGGCCAGCCAAAGGCCCACCAAGGGCCGTGGCAACGGTCGGGGCTATCTGTTCAAGCCAACTCATGATGCCGCCTTGGATGTTTGGATTTGGTCGCCGCCCTTCTTGACGGTGACCTTATCGCCTTCGACCGTCACAGACATCGGAGGCTCTTGTTCGGAGAGTTTGTCCAATTTGTCAATCAACTGACGCATGACTTCAAACTCAGGTTTTTCTTGTTTTGGATTGGCTCCTGCGATGCCATTGAGCATAGAGATAAGGGCAGTCAAGGCCGCTCCAAGCAAACCCATGACCGCCGCTATCTTTTCGCTTTCCAGAACAATCGAAGCGCCCACGCCAATCACAACGATGAGCGTGATATAGAACAGACCGTTCTTGCCGATGGCCTTACCCGCAACCTCCTTGGCAGGAGAGTTGGCTTCAAGTCTTTGCAGTTCTGCTTTGGCTTGGGCTTTGAGTAGTTGAATATCGACAGGTTCGGTCATGCTCGTCACTCCGCAGGTTTGTCTTCTGCTTTTTGTTCGACAGGCATTTCCAGTTGACCTTGAGCCTCTTGGTTCATTCCATTGATGAGTTGAAACACCTCACCATAAGGACGGGTAGCCAAGTACTGCATGATGCCATTGACCAAATTAACAGAGAACGTCAGTTTTTCCATTTTCAAACTCCATGTGTACGGCTTAGGAGGGGAAGCCGTTTAAACCCCTTGGTGATTATGCGCCCCAAGG